AGCAAAGGAAGCTGCAAAGCTGGGTGTAAGGCAAGCACTAAAGGCTAAGATTAAAAACTTTGCATCACCTGCAGTTTTAAAAAGTCTAGCTGCAGAAGGTACAGTTGCAGGTGCAGGTGGTGCATATCAAGGTTATGAAAAACAAAGTGTAGAGAAGGACATTGGTCTACGTAAAGAGATTGATCCTACCACTGTTGCATTACAAGGTATACTAGAAGGCACGATAAGTCCTGTTGCAGGTGTAGCTGCTAGTATGTTAGGAACTGCTGTAGCAAGACCTGCTAAGTCTGGCTTTGATATGGTAAGAAATAATATACCTGCTGTTGAAAGAGCATCTTCATGGATGGAACGTAATCTTTTGCCTACCGCAGGTGTGTCTGAAGTTCAGCGTAGACTTATTGAACGTAATGCAGGACAAGCATCTTCACTTAAAGATCAAGCTGATAAACTTACAGAACAATTTAATACAGTTTTGTCTAAGTCCTTTACTCCTGAAGAAGTGCAGGGTGAGAGTAGTTTAATTAACAAAGCATTGCAGGGTGATGCAACTTCTATTAGAGAAGTAACTGCAAAGGATGCAGAAGCAGGTAGAATTATAAATGACTTTTTTGATCTACGAGAAGAGTCATTTAGGTATGGTAGAGATGCTGCATTAAACAAACAAACAAAAGGAATTTTTGATAAAGATTCTAACTACGTTCGTAGTGTTCCTGAAGCGTATGCAGTAAATAAAAGAACACAAAACTTTGATGAATTTATAAAAGATAATCCAACTATTCTTACAGAATTAAAATCTTCTATGGCAGCAGACCCAACAAATGTGCGGTGGGAAAAGTACACTAAAGAATATATCACAACTGATGGACGTATAATTAGTAATGCAGATGAGAATGAATTTGTTTTACAAGCAGCTAAAAATTTATACCAACCGTCACGTAGTATGCGAAAAGAAACAGGTTCATTTGAAAAGAAGTTAGATCAGGATGCACTTCCTAATGTTGTAAGAAAAATACTTGGATATAATAATCGTCCTGCTTTGCGTATAACAGAAACAATCAACGGTATTGTAGATACAGCAGCAAGAGCAAACACTGCTAGAGATATTGTTAATGATGCACTAAATAGAGGTTCTGCTATTGCAGCTAAAAGTCCAGCAGAAGCAAGAGAAATATTTAGGCAGAAGTTTCCTGACCAAGATATAAGTGATGTTATGTCTGTTACTGGCACAGTTAAACCTGCTAAATATCAAGGTAGTGAGATTGAAGAGACGGTTATGAATGTACCGTTTCAACGCATAGATGAAAAATTAAAAAACATCTACATAACAAAAGATGAGGGTGTAAGATTAAAGGAACTATTTGATACAAATTTCTTTGGTCATCAAGCTGCAGAAAAAGATAACCTAATTGGTACAGCTATGCGGTCTTTCTTAGGCACACAGGCTTTTGCCAAAGCAGGTAAGACAGTTTACAGTCCTATCGCTATGATGCGTAATGCTATAGGTGCTGCAGGTTATGCTGCATCTAGTGGTAACACTAAAGGATTGATTGATGGTGGTAGATATATAGGTAATCTACTAAAGAAAGGTGGTACAAATAATTCTGAGTTAAGAACAGCTATACGAGAGTTTCAAGATTTAGGTTTACAAGGATCAAACATTGATCTTAATCAAACTTTAAGACGATTTGGTGATGTTACTGATAACATGGATGATGGTAATATCATGCAAAAGTTTATGGTTAGTGGTGGTCTAACTACATTTGGTAAACCGGGTAAGGCAGTTGCTAAAGCAGCAAGAGAATCATACGGTGCTATTGATGATGCTGCTAAATTTTCAGTATTTATGAATGAAAGACAACAAGCTAAAAAAGTATTTGATTCCTTTTCTCCTGAGATACAGCAAAGAAAACTAGCAGAGTTTCAACAGCAGTACAGTGTTATAAATCCTACACGTGAAGACTATATCAACGAGCAAGCTGCAATTAAGACAGGTAATGTAACACCACTATATGGTCGCATTCCTCCGTTGTTAGAAAAGATGCGAGCATTTCCTATCATTGGTTCATTTACTGCCTACCCTGCAGAACGTCTACGTAACGTATATCAAATTCTTAAAACTGGAACTGACGAAATGGTTGAAGGTTTTGAGACAGGTAATGCAGCTTTACGTAATCAAGGTATTAAAAGACTTGCTTCTTTATATGCAGTGCAGGGTGCGATATACACAGGTGCATATGGTATTAATGCTGCTCTTGGAGAGAACGAAACAGTAGATAAGATGAGAGCAAGTCTACCTGATTGGCAGAAAAATTCTGCACTGATTGTAACGGGTAGAACAAAAGATGGTATGCCTACATATGTAGATGTTAGTTATCTAAATCCTGATCAATATGTTATTGGAGGTATTGTACCTCTTATGATGAAAGCATCACGTGGTGAAGATGTGAGTAAAGATTTAGATGAGTCTATTGTTCAAGCAGGAAAGAAACTATTTGAACCTTATGTGTCTCCTTCTCTTGCACTAGAAGCAGCTATGGATTTAGGTAATGTAGTTACGGGTAAATCAACTGACGTTGCCAGAGACTTAGCCTCTATGGGTAAATCATTAGAACCGGGATATACTAAGTTTGTACGAGATATGGCACAAGATGCAGAAGCATTTGAGAAGTTTGGTACTCCCGGTTCAGATGTAGAACGGTTCTTCTATCCTCAAAGGTTTGGTACAGTAGATGAACCTGCTGAAGGATTTATTGATTTACTACAAAAGAATGGTTTAGGTTTTCCCGGTTTAAGAGAAGAGGTATTTAATCCTAAGAGAGTTATGGGATATACTCTTAATACAATTAATTCTAATGCACGGCAGAACTTTAATAGTTTTACAGGTAAACTTGCTGACATGCTTGCTGATCCTAGATCAAGGTATGACTATGAAGAAGTTATGAAAGAATATAATGAAGTTCTTCAAGAGCAATTTACTGCACAACAAGCTATTCGTAAATTGTTTCAAGACATGGATGGGATAATAGGCAAACAAGAATTAATAAAAGATTTAAACTCATATGATCTACGTGGTGTAGTACCATCTAAAAAGGTTATACGTGGTATTTTAAATGGTCGTGCTGCACCTACTACAAAAGCAGACAAGAGACAATTTTGGTTAGATATAAATAGAAACTTATATGAGAAAACTGGTGAGTACTACACTCAAGAGATAGCAGATTTAAGACGAAACATGGCTAAACTAGAAAACTTTTACCGTGGTGCTGATCTACGTGGTGATCCACCAGAATTACAAATTGGAGAATAACTATGGGTATACCATCATCAGTTACAAGATTTGGCAAGAACGAACCATTTGATTTACAGGTATCTCGTAATCAAATATATGATCACAAGATCATCTTTAAATTTGGATTTAATCCAGATATTAACGGTTCTGAAGAAACTATCTGGGATGCTGGTGGTATCTATGCTTATCCATCTGCAGCTACTGTAATGAAAGTTTCATCTGGTTCTACTAATGATACTGCTGCAGGTACAGGAGCAAGGACTATTCTTGTTCAAGGTCTTGATGCAGACTACAACGAGGCACAGGAAATTGTAACTCTCAATGGTCAGACAGCAGTAAATACTACCACCTCTTTTCTTAGAGTAACCAGAGCATATGTTCTGACAGCAGGATCAGGAGGTACAGCAGCGGGTAATATCTATGTGGGTGTAGGCACTGTAACTACTGGTGTTCCTGCTACTATCTATGCTCAGATTACACTGGGAGAGAATCAAACTCTTATGGGACTTTGGACAGTACCTGCAGGTTATACAGGATACTTTGATCATTTTAATGTGGCAACAGGTACAACAAATGCCAATCAGTACGTCTCTATCAGAGCAATACAAAGAAATTTTGGTGGTGTATTTAGAACTATGATAAAACAAACTATTGGGTCTGGTGGTGTAGCAGACTTTGTTATTAAATATCCAATTGAAGTACAGGAAAAGACTGACCTTGAGATGAGAGCATCTAGTTCAGGGTCAAACAATCTTGTGTCTGCTGACTTTTCTGTTGTCTATATTAAGAATGAATCAAACTAATGGAAATGGATGCGCAGTTTCTGTTTCAAGTTGGAGCAGTAGTTGCATCACTGTCTGGTGCATGGGCATTAGTACGTGCACAGGTAAATACATTGAAGGCAACTCAAGAAGAAATTAAAGGTCATGTTGATGAGGTAAATAGAGAACTTGATGAAACAGAGAATAATGTAGCTGTACTAAGACAACAAATAAAAGTACTATCTGATATTCTTAGTCCAGATAATCTCGCTGCTGAACATAAAAGAAAAGGTCAGGTTCAGGAACAAATTAAAAAATTACAAGAAGAAGTGACAACTTTACAACACATGCACAATGGTCGTCATCCTTTTATAGATGAACTAGCTAGCAGTCATCTTCAACGTAATCCTCATTCTCCACAGAAGTAAACCAAGAGCATTTAAGAAACATCTTAGATGCTCTGTCTTCTCCTAATATCTCTAAGCTATTAACTATCTCCTGTTCTAGTTCAGCAATAGATTTAACAGCTTCTTCTTCCTTTGTAGAACGAATGCGGGACAATACCTCTAGTGCTTTGATTGCACTGTTGGTATGTCCTGCACTCTTAGCATAATTGTATTGGTTTTCTACCTCTGCAATAACGTCAATGCGTGTCTCAAGTTCCTTCTCAAGTTCCTCAATACGCTCGTTAATCTCAGGTCGTTGCTTTAGTCTATGACCCTGTGTATGTGCGGATACATCTGAATATCCTGCAGCTTTAGCAGCTTCAGTAGCATTACGGTACATCACATAGGCTTGACAGAACTTCTCCTGCTTTAGATTAAGTTCCTTCATTTACAAAACTTTTCCCATGTAAGGTTATGACTTAGTATCTGACGAGCAGTATCGTTAGAGATAGAATCAGCATCACTGATAAGAATTGGAAAGGACCAACTACAGAACGCCGCCTCTCCTCCAACGCTTTCGCAACCGCTTAATAACATCACCGTCAGACATACGGCTAACTTCGTTTTCAATTTTATTTCTTTCCTGTGTATTCTTAACTGCCTGTTCAAGTTCTTTCTTCTGTGCATTATCTCTTCCTGCCTTAAACGCAAAGACTAAAGGCAGTATCTTTGTAAAGATATTTAGCACAGAAGAAAATAAAGAAAGCATTAGTCTACCTTCTCAGTTGTACCTTTAATAACCTCAACCTCTTCAGGTTTTACTTCAGGCTTTCCTGTTTCTTTGGCTTTACCAATGGTAAGACTAAGAAATTCTACAGCCTTGTATATTTTTCCAAGAACTGTATCAGGATCAGGTGTTTTAGTTCCTGCAATGATAAGACTTGCAATTGTAATAACACCAGTAACAGTGCTAAGAATAACGTCTGAATTATTAGTAACAAGTTCAAGCATTTGATTCTCCTTTAAGCTGCCTGTTTAGTAATTAGATTAGCATAATAAACTTTATCTGCTTGCTTTGAAGTTTTGAAAACTTCAGCAACAAGAGTGTTCTTACTATACATAAAGATATTCATTTCAATAGCATCATTGTCAAATAGTTTTTCACAATCCTGTGCCATTGCAAGAAGTTCACCAGTAGTCCAAAACTCTGAACCGTTTGTCTCTACCTTCATGTACTTGTTTCTACCATCTTCTAACTTTTCTTTCAGATCAATAGCTGTCTCATCAGGGAATGAACAGTCAAAACCAAACAGATGAAAGTTTCTAAAGCCAAAGATATGCATCATGCCTATTGCTCTCATTGCTGCACAAGTACCACCATTAACAAACGTAGTGTCTTCAGGTACATTTAGTTTCTCATTGATCTTTAGACTCTTACCTTCTTGATTCTTTACTGTGTTAGCTACTGCCTGTGAGTAAGCGTGCCATCCATACACCTGATCAGTCTTAGACTGCAGCAATTTTGTAACTGAAGGATCAGTCATTGATGCAATGAAGAACATTGTACTAGGATCAACCGTCTCAAACAGAGTGGACCGTACAACACCATGTGTACTTTCACCTTCAATAGGTCGAGGGTCTAGTATAACACATGCCCATGGTTTTATACCAGCCTTGAGCAGCTTTGGATAGCTATGCTTTACGCAGACAATTCGTCCATTTGTTTTCTTTTGTAGCTTCTTCAGTTCCTTAAAGTCAATAGATGATCCACCAGATACAATGATAGCATGTTCGTCATGTACGTGACAGTTACGGATCATGTCCCAACTGCTGATAAGTTCTACATTCTTATTAATATTGTCAACTATGTTATCCTTTGGTACAGAATCACGTGGCTGTACTACAATAGGTACACGCCTAAACTCTACAGGTAAATCAGGTAAGTCATCATCATTCAGTAGCACTGCTAGGTGTGTATGTCCACCATCTTTTACTCTGTCCTGTGAAGGAAGAACTGTAATACGTTTACCCTTTAAAGACTTTACAAAACGGTTTACTGTCTGATGTTTCTCGTCAACAATCTTTCCTTCCTGATCTTTGGAAAAGAAATTATTGAAGACAATAACAGGAACATGGTCAAGGTTATCATAGTCTGCCTTCTTTGTTTTCTCGCTGTTGCCACCATCAATGAATGCAAAGGATACATTCTTTAACTTACTACGGTGTTTCTTTAGTGTCTTCTTACTATCACCCTTGTACAAGTTAAAGGTAAACGTCTTATCTTTTTCTTTCATCTTCTCTGCAAATTCTGTAAGACGTTTTGTCACAGCTTCCAAGGCATTGTGTGCTTTATCGTTAAACTCTAACTCGTCTGTTTCTGTTGTTGCATTTTCAAATAGATCAAAGCCTGTGTAGTGTAGTGTATCAGTCTTCTCAAACGCAGCAAGGGACATTTCAATAGCACGTCCACCATTCCATGTACCTACTTCTACGATACTATCAGTAGCATATGTACGTACCAGATCAGCAAGCTGACGATAGCGAGGAAGATTAACATCAGGTGTAACTTCTTCCTTAGATATTTTCTGCTTTAGATTACCCTTATAGTGTACCATATACTCAGATAGTGGAGAGTTGGTAAAGGCAGCAAGACCTTTTACATTAGGTGTTAGGTTCTGTGCCTTCATACCATGAGCAAGATATATTTTTAATAGTCGTTCAAAGATAAAACCATCGTGCCACTCACGATACGATACTACCTCACCAATATCATAGCATCCTCGTAGGTCAGCTAATAGATAGTGAGGTGACTCATAGTCAAGATTGAAAGCAATAAAAGAAGTTTCACTATAGTCAACGTCTTTCCTACCTAAGTAAACCAACTCTGCTTTTTGGGAAACAAAGGTATCTAAATTTTTCTGAGAGAAAGGCTTAGTGGTTACTGTATCAGCATCCAACCAGATCATCCATCCACCCTTTGCCTCTTTCTCACCAATCTCTAAGGATAGGTCAGTCATAGCATATACTTTGTGTGACCACTTGATAGCATCCATACGCCAGTTGTACTGCATATTGCCACCCTCAGTACCATCATGGTCTTTCATTCTTTCTCTATAGTCAAGCATGTCTTGAACATCATTTAGATTACGATACTCAATAACTTCTGACTGTGGAAAGTCAGCTACTAATTCTTCAGGGCAGTCATGGTAGTATGCTATTAACTTTAGATCGTTCTTCCAAAACTTTTCCACTGACTCTAGCATATTCTTAGCGTAGCTTACATAACCACTAGCACTAAATGATGTTACAAACTTAGTCATATTGTTCACTCATCTCCCTGTATAATTCATTCCATTCTTTTGCATATTGATTATCAATATCTCTTTTACCTTCCCAGTTTCTAAACAATGGTCCTCCTGTTGTAAAGTGTACACACTTAGGATCAATGTCTTCAGATGAATGACCATCAAGCCAGTTCCATTCTTCAGATACTTGACTTACTGTCTCTGCCCAACACATACCATGTAACCAACTTCCGCTACTGGTGTTTACAGAAGACACAGTTAGTTCATTTAGTTCTGGATTACCACAGTTAAACAACATAAAACTTGACCAGTTCTTTCTAAAATAATTTTGTTGTACTTTATTTTTCATTTTATATTTGTCAGTAGGTTGGTACTTATGATGTACACAAGCTACAGAAAATTTTCTATTATAGAAGATATTAAATAATTTATTTATATCGTCTCTCATGTACATATCACAGTCCATAAACAACGCATGTCCTTGATGTACATTCAGAAATGGTACAAGAAAACGTGTGAAACTAAACTCAGTAGAAAATGGTTTACCGTCAAATGAATCTACCTGCTGACCATCCTTTATAATTTTTGTTCGCCAGTATAAACCTGTTCGCCTTAAACTATCCTGTTTTAGTCTAACAATATTTACAGGTGATGAAGCATATTTATTTATACTGTATTCAAGAACGTCACAGTAAGTTTTTTCTGTAGGGTCATAACCTATGTAAACTGTAGGAATACTACTCATCAGTATCTTCCTCTTCAATCTTTTCTGTAAGTTCTTTAAATGTAGTAAACTGTGAAGGCACCATAAAATATTCTAGTGTTGTTAGCATAGCATTCTTTAACTCATCTTCAATCAGATCACTACTAAGATCATCTATTATAACTGTCTTTAATATTTCTACAACAAGATTATCACAGGTAGTAGTTGTTAAATCTATTTTAATTGTTGGTTCAGTATCTAAAAAACTCATTGTATTCCTTTAAAAAAAGGGGATGCGCTTCAGATAATAGCACACCCCCTAAGTATTATGTCTACTTTATTGCGATCAACTTAGGTTGTTCTTCTTCAGGAACAACTTCTTCCAATGTAATAGTAAGAAGACCATCCTTTAAGTCTGCGTCTCTTACTTCCATAGTATCAGACAGGGAGAATGATTTACGGAACTTACGTGCCGCAATGCCTGATACAATATAGTTTCTATTATCATTGCCATCTCTATCGCCAACAATATTAAGAATACTATCCTTCAATTCAATTGAAATATTTTCTTTTGAGTAACCAGCAACAGCAAGTGTTAGCTTATAAAAATTATCATCCTTTTCTAAATCATGCGGAGGGAATGCACCAACATTACTTGGCACATGCTTGAACAAATCTTCAAAGGTAAATCCCAACATATAGTCTGGGAGTGTCATACGATTTTTGTTAATATAGTCAATAAAGTTCATTGTTATCTCCTTGTTAAGCAAGTTAGTTTGGCACACCACTATGGTCGTACCATGCACATACTACTACAGTATACAATCGTTGTCAAGAAAAAAGTTAAGTAAACTTTTCTCCTCTAAACCAACAGACAAATGAACATCGTTCACCTTCTTTTACTTTTGTAATACGATGATAGACAAAGGAAGGAAAGACAGCAATGCTGCCAGTTTTTCTCATATCTTTAAGTGTAGCAAACCTGTCTCCAGATTGAGGATGCACCCACTTCTGTACCTGTAAATCACCACCCTTAAACTCACTGTTAAGTGTGACACACACTGCCAGCTTTCTTCTGTAAGGATCAGAGGGTAGTTCTACGCCAGCATCCATGTGCCAATCGTAGAACTGTCCCTTGCCATAGAAGGAAATCTGTGGAGTTTCAAAACAATTTATGTGAAAGTTCCAGCCAGCTTCCTCGTTAGCTGTCTCTGCGTACAGTTGCAGAATGGAAGTTAGTTCAGGATTTTCTAACCAAGCAAGTCTACTATTTCTTACCTTTTCAAGTAGAACACTATTGCCATTCTGAGATACATCCGCTTCCTGACTGTCTAACTCCTTAGCAATACCTATTATACCGTTGCATAGTTCTTTTGGTAGTACCTCTTTATAAGTGTGATACGTAAGCATTAAACTCCGCAACTCCCTCCGTGTCCAGTAATATCACAAATGTCATGTGTCTCAAGTCCTTCCTCAAACTCTTCACCTAGTTTATCAACAGCTTCAGTATAAGGTACTGATGTTAGTGGTTGCCCACCACGACATGAATCAGGGTATACAGTAAAGCCACGTAAGCGATGTGCGTAAGAGGCAAGAGTATCAGTAAAATCCACAACAGTATCTTCATTGTTTAGCTTACTTCCCCACGATGGTAGATTAATAGTAGAGGATATGGACATATCTACATAGTCTTGAACATCAGCTTGGAACTTAATACGTCTTTTGTAATCCCCTGCAAGATCAAGAGCAGACTCAATTTTATCTGGTTTAGTTCCATAAAGATCAATCAATTCTTGTGCTGCACTATCTACTACATACTGGTAGTGCCAGCGTGTACCACCTTTTAAATACCTACGTTTATATGCTACAGCAAAGATTGGTTCTACTCCTGTGCTTGTACCCGCAAGAATACCAATGCTTCCTGTAGGTGCAATAGCACGGTTAGCTACTGGTCTACTAATATCCATTTCATCAGCAGTCTTTTTAGAAGTATCATCAGTCACTCCTTTATAAACTCCTAACCATTGGTGTAGTTCATCAGTAACTTCATACTTATAACCTCTCTTAATTAACCACTCATGCATACCCATTAGACCTAGACCCAACCTACGATTCTTCGTCCGTACTTTATAGACTTTATCATAAGGTAGCTTTGCTTTAAGAGTACCGCACATAAGAAACTTAGTAGCTAAGTGAACAATATCTTTAAACTCTTTTAGATTATCTACTCTTCCAAGGTTGACTGAACCTAAGTTACATACATCCGAATCGTCCTGCGAAGTAACTTCAGTACATGCATTACGTAGTGTTTCATTTTCTTTATCAAAGAAGTTAAAAGAGAATCCCGGTTCGGCGGTTTGTAAGGCTTGTCGTACATTCTGCTTAAATGTAGTCCCAACATCACCTGTCTCCCAATAGTTAATTAACCATTCAGTATCGTAGTTCACGCTGATGTTTGTCATGTCCAGAGGAGCTATGTAGTTAAAATCTTGTTCCTTTACCTGACCGATAGTAAAGCCTGTGTTACCAACGGGCATGTCATACCAGTTCTTACTGACCAGAAACTTTTCTACATCAGCATGTTTCCAGTTCATACTGGCATAGATAGCTGACCTACGACTACCACCCTGCATTACCCTTCGACCAATTTCGTTGATCATTAGCATCTTAGGTATAGGACCAGAAGCAAGACCACCAGTACCTGACAACACTCTACCTTCCTCGCGGTATACAGAGTAGTCAACACCAATACCACCTCCTGTCATCAGACATGACTCACTCTTCCATGATAGGTCTGCCCAATCTTCACGTGTATCTTCTTCTGCTTTCAAAAGATAACAGTTGTTAAAGAACTTGTTAGGTCTACCAGCATAGTACAAGTACCTACCACCGGGAATAAATTTTAGATCAGTTATATATTCTTTAAGCTGATCTATCTCATCTTGTTTTAACTGAGGAGAACAAACATCTTCTACCAGTACAGAGGCTAGGCTTGCCCATGTTTCACAACCATGATGTGCATACTTATGTTTGAAGATATCCTCACTAAACTTGGAACGGAACATTGGATTTTCATTGGATCGAAATGTAGGCATGTATTCTATTCTCCCTTAGTTACATGATCGTGGGCATAAAGCATGATTATCGCATAGTGAATAATCTTTAGCAAGTCCTTCCTGTTCTTTCCTTCTTTGTTACCATACCTCTTCCAGTATTTTAATATGTTACCCATAACAAAACCTTCACCATGCCCACTGTCTAGTATTACATCAGTGGCTTGGTACTTACCTTTTGCATAGTGTTCCTTATATGTAGAGGTAACATACTCATGTATCTCATCTATGTATTCTCCTTCATCAAATTTAAAATTAGGAAGTGATGCATATAGTTGTGCAATTTCTGTATCTCTATCCATCTTTCTACTCCTAGTCAAATGTGAGGACTGCGTTGATACGCCTACGAACATATTTAATCTCCTTAGATTTAATAACCTTGAATGCAAAGCTACGAACATACTCTGCATCCACACCTGCTATATCACAGACAGTACTAAAGTCTTCAGCAGTTACACCAACTGAAGCAAAGAACCATGCCTTTGCAGCATCACGTGCTGTCTTAGACTCGATTGACTCTCTGTTATTTTCTGGTTTAGTTGCATCAAGCATTGCCTGTAAGACAACACCAAGAAACAATATTTGTTCAGGACTTGTTGTTTTGTTTTCTACTAGACTTTCTATTTCTACCAGAAACTTTTCTGTTCCTTCTCTCATCTAACCAACTGTCGGGAATACCATCAGAGAGTTTACAAAATATAAAGTCATTCTTCTTACACCAATCTGCATAGGTAGTCTTCGCTCCTTTGTTTAGTTTATTGTTAGGGTTATCAAATACAAATCTTACATCCAAGTCAGGATTAGACTGCCTAAGAAAAAGATGTTTCTTTCTATCGTCAAGAGTAAACCTTCCCTTCACCTCTAGTATAATACCAGAGGGTAGAATAAAGTCAGGAAGATATTTCTTAGATTCAATCCACATATACGGAATATAATGTGGTTCAAACTCAAAGTCAACATTCAAAGCTATCAGATAGTCTGCTGCTCTACGTTCAGAGCGTGATCTAAATTTGTATTTCTGGGACATTCGGTTCGCGATCTACATTAGTTAGATACTTGATATTGTTTGCGTACTGGAACGCACGTAGTCCTTTACCATTGTTAGCATCCGACCAACAATCAAACTTATGAGGGCAATAGTTACAACCAACAGATAACTGCATATTCCCAGACTTACCGTCAGGAACATCATCATAACAACGAGCAGGTGGTTCACTATCTTTGATAGCGTTTCTAAGATAGTCAATCTTTTGTGAAGCATTTATCATCTCCATCTGATGAACAGGACAATAAGCTATCTGGCCTGTTGTCTTATCAATGACAACCCATCCAGCTTCTTTAGCATTGTTAGCTTGAGCATACGCAGATAATTGTGCGACATAGCCAAACGGATCATCTTTGAATACCATACCCTCAGTAAACTTCTTAAAAGAAAAGGACGATGCACTCTTAAAGTCAACAAGAACATCATCAACTACCGCATCTTGATGACCAACAACATCATTTAGTACTACCTGTTTCTGCTGATCAGTTACTTTGTGACCAGATGTTTTGGAAAGAAAGACAAGAAGTGCTTCAAGGATATCTCCATATAGGAACTTGATGTAGTCAGACCCAGATAGTTCTTCCTGTTCAGTTGACCTGACAGAGTACCATGTCTTACGTGCTGGCTGACCAATCATGGATAGCCTTAAATTATTTCTTGGCTTTCTTTCCTGAGTAAGAGAAGCGACAACAGCATCAGTAACATCCTTGGCAAACTCTTGCAGAACATTAGCAGGAATTTTTGTAGGTTCATTACTGGTGAATAGACTGTATATGTCCTCTACCAAAGTATCAATTGTTTTCTGTGCTGTTGTCATTGTATTATACTACTGCTTCTGGTTCAGCTATTAACCTATAGCGAGTATACGAATCACCTTCTGGTGTTTTAGCAGTGACAGTATCAATATCAAAGCCACGATTACGAAGGCGAGAAATATCTGCTGTTAAGTTCTCTGACCATCCACGTTGAATAGCAGTCTTACGTGTAACACGCATCCGCTTACGCAAAGCACCGAGTAGTTTACCTTCATTAGTCATAGTCTATTTCCTTTGTTGAGTTGGTTACATAATCTGACAGTCCCTCTCCACACCTGCCAGCAATCGTTGCTCTAATATAGTAGCAACCCCGTGTGTAGGGACGGTTAGAACGGAACTTCCTCACCTGCTTGTTCGTTATTTCCTACAGTGTAACCACCTTCTACTGCAGAGAAATCATTATTGTCACCGTATGAGATAAGATCAACAACCTGCACACCCATCAGGTCAGAAGCTACACCTGTCTTCTTGTTGTATTCCCAATCATATGTAGCAAACTTAACATTTACCATACTACCGTTACCAATAAGACTACCGTCCCAGTTATTATTCTGTGAGTCTTTAACGATAGGTGCAGGACGCTCAGAGCCATCACGCTTATATACTTTGCGCTTGATCTTTACAAAGTCTCCTCGATCATCACCCTTGTTCTGCACGTTAAGACCAAGGCTTTCAACCAAACTCTTAGTATCCTCATCTAAACAAACATCGACAGAGTATACTGGTTCGTAGGTTGTGTTGGGAGAAAGAATGCTTGCCCAATAAGCCTTACCAGAAATAATATGTACATCACTCATGTTAACTTTCCTTTCAAGTTTAGTCGCCACACCATGTGGCTTTTCATTCAACGATTTGCACAGTATGCCTGATCACATTCACAGAGTCAAGCACTTTTTTTCAGTGGTTGTAACTTTTTTACTACTTCTTCATAGTCCATCAACTCCTCTTGTCCTACATTGTAACAGGGTCTAAATAATTTACCGTCTGCTCTGTTAAAGTTCTCTTCTTTAATAAGCATATGGCATGGGTAAAATCCTCTTATCATAAAGTTATTATCAGATAGCTTTACAACCAAGGCGAATAGATCAATAACTCCAAGACACTTATTACTTACAGCAAGTAGTCTACCGTTCACATGGTCTGTTGTCTTAACGTCAACAGTAAGACCATCAAGAAGTAAATCTCCTTTGTCAGTTCCTCTTTCCATTGAACGTATTCCAACATCCATAACACCATGTGGATACTCACCAATCATTTTGTACAGTGCCAACTCTCCAGCAACACCAATGATATCAAACTTATAAGGATCATTCTTATCTCGTTTAGCAGCAGTGTCCTTTACATTATTCTTTCTGTTACTGTCATAGCGTATCTTACCTATCTCAGTGTACAATTTAATTTCAGTATCTTCAAGATGTATCAGTGTGTTTCTGACCAGTTCTGGCCTATCTTGTATTCGCTGTCTAGTGGACATTTTATTTTTAAAACCTTTTCTGTTTGTTTCATTGCCAGTTTAGTTAGTTCACCAAACCTGTCAGCTTGTGGTTTGTATACCTCATGCTGATACTCATCGTGTATAGACGCAACTAACTCAGCCTTAACATTATGCTTACGCACCAGAGTATTTATATCTACTAGCCACTGCTTACAGATAACTGCACCTGCGCCTTGAATAAGAAGATTAACTGCTGCATGTTGGTTGCGAACCTTCAACCATCTACCATCAAGACCTTTAAGATAACCTCTTCGACTTGCCTTGTCAACCCTTTCTCTTAACAAAGCAAGAGCAGGTACGTTACCAAGAAATGTATCTATCAGACGCTGACCGTCCTGTGATGTACCACCAACGATCTGTCCTATCTTTGCTGCACCTGCACCATAGATAAAGGCATAGATAAATGTCTTGGCTTGATCACGTGTATCAAGACCTGCTGCCTTTTGATTTGCTGTATGAATGTCACCTTCCACAACTTCTTTTGTAAAGGAAGGATCGTTAAGATAGTGTGCTAGTGCACGTAGCTCAAGCGAAGAAGCATCGCAACCAACAAGAACATTAGCTGCATCTCCAACAGTCCAGCATTCCCTACACTCCTTACCATACGGTGAGTAAGATGCAGGAACTTGTGCCATGTTTGGAGAATGGTGTGCCATCCTACCAGAGATAGCACGTAATGTAAGAACTTGTCCATGTACTTTACCGTCCTCATGTACTGCATCAATCCATGACTGAACCTGTGCAATACGTTTCTTTAATGTAAGATACTCTGCAATCATCTGTGCTTCAGGGATATCAACTCCGCGAAGCACAGATTCATCTACGATTGCATGTCCTTTTTCTGTAAATTTATTAGGTTGCCAACCACACTTTACTAATCGACTAACGATCTGCTGACGGGAGGCAAGATTAAATGTTTGGTAGTTGATAGATATGTGCGGTCCTGCAACTGTTGTCGGGTCTTGTATATGCCGCAGACCCACAGAAGAAAGACTACCATCTTTTTTGTAACGAGGTGTAATTTCTTTAACCGCCACAGGAATAGGAATAAATCTTGTTTGAACTTCTCGTTCCAACTTAAACGACTTATCCTGTAGGTGTGCGGTAAGGCTAGTTGCTTTCTGTAAATCAAGAGTAAACCCATTCCTTTCTTGTTGACTGACCAACGCACGTATCTTGTACTCAAGATCAATAGCACGACGATCAATCTTTTGTATGTCTGGTTGAAGGTTAATCCAAACCCGTTCAGTTATGTCCACATCCCTCTTACAGTATGTGATCATCTCATCAGACAGGTGGCTAAAGTCTTTGAACTTAATCTTGTTGAACTGGAGTTTATCACCCCATGCCTCAAGAGAATGTCCGTTCTCTCTTACAGGATCAATTAGTTGTGACAGTAACAAAGTGTCTTCTACCTGTGACAGTTTGATCTGTGTACCTAACAGTCTGTTAAGAACAGGTGCATCAAATGATATACCATTGTGCATTATAAACTTGTTTACTCGTTTAGCAAACAGGGGAAACGTAGTAATACACTGATCACCTTTCCAAACATGATGCTTACCTGTCTCTCTATCCTTTGCTACAATACAGTACACCAGTGTAGCATCGAGAGAATCAGTTTCAATGTCCAGTACTACATCCATTAGAGTGCCTCTTCTAAGTTATCTTCCTCCCCATTATCACCTAGATTATCTACCTCTGTCAAGCGTCCAGTGTCAGCGTTGAAGAACAAGTGACAAGCAACACCAGTATCTCCTGCGTATCTGTTCTTCAGTACGCGAATGGTAGTGGTGTTAGCAATGTTAGGATCATCAGATTGTTGGTCACGTTCCATAGCCACCACTCCGTCTGACAGTTGCGCTATGCTTTGACTGCCCCTAAGATGAGCGAGACTAACTTCCTTACCATCTTCATGTCCCTTGTCACCACTACCTCTACGTAAGTGAGAGACAAGCAGCAGTGCTACATTAGTTTCTTCTACGATAGATCGTAGCTTAGTCATTAGGTTATCAATATTTCTACGCTCATCATCACCCTCTAGTCCTGACACAAGAATGGATAGGTGATCTAAAATTATCCACTTACAGTCCAATGCTTTGATCATGTAACGAATGCGACCAAGTATCTCATCAGTCTTCATGCTACCAAAGTGATCGAATGCAAAGAACCTGCGTGTACCTACAGTTGCTTTTTGCCACGTATTCAAATCTTCACGGCTGAACTGTTCACGTATCTCTCTGATGTATAGTCGAGCGTTAGCTTCAACTGACATGAGATGAAAGATAGTTGAACGTACATTCTCTTCTAAAGAAATAACACCAATGTTTTCTTCTGTGTTATTAAGAAGATGATGCATAAGTTCACGCATAACACTTGACTTACCTGTACCTGTACCTGCCGTAAATGTAACCAGTTCTCCAGTACGAATACCATAGAGTTTATCATTGATACCTTGCCAAGGATATAGACAAGTCTTGTAGTCACCTTCCTCGTATAGCGCATCACCCATGTCAGCAAGGTTAAGAATACCTGCTGGTGTGTACATCTTAGCGTTCCACCATGCGCGGGTAAACTCTTCACGCTTACCGTTCTGAATGTACTCACATGCATCCTTGTACTCAAGGTGTACGATCTTGCATTGGTTAGGTTCAAAGAGAGAGGCAACCTGCTTTGCTGCCTTGCGTCCTGCGTCATCATTATCAAAGCACAGAACGATGTTATCATACTGCGATAGGTATTGAAGGTTTGCTTTACAGTTACGTAGAGCAGATGCTGCACCATCCTTGATAGAAAGGACAGGCCATTTACTGCCAAGCATTTCGTATGCGGCAAGCGCATCTAGTTCACCCTCACAGATGGTAACGTACTTACCGCCCTGATTGAATAGGTTCTGTCCAAAGAGTGTACCCTGTCCGACATTCCCAATAGCACGTATATCTTTTGGTAGGTTACGAACCTTATCACCTACATGGTTGTTGTCACTATCATAGTAAGGATATAGATGTTGGATAATCTTATTAGAGTTATCTTTTATTGTACGTACATTATATTTCTTACAAGTAGCCTCTGATATTTTACGATCAGGAATGCTAGTGATCTGTCCGTTAACACTCATGGGTCGTACTGTACTTTGTTGTTGTGGTTGAACTGACATGCTATCATCCTTTGATTTAAAATAAGTTGAACAACTGTAACACCAAGAATGTCCATCGCTGTATGTCATACATGCATCACTGGATGGACACTCAGGGCAAGAACCGCGCTTTACTACGTGACTTTCTGTTTCCATCATATCTTCACGATCCTATAAACAGTTTCGTTTCTGTTACCATACACAGTTAGCTTACGCCTACTACGGTTTAGTTTGTTATCATATTTAAGATGGGTAGTCAAGGACTTTATTGAATCAAGAACATCATACATCTCGTCTAGTGTTCCTGTATCAACAGCTTGGTTGTTGGTCTTGTTCACTAGACGGTACATACTTTTTATCCTTGTGTTTAAATTTACGAGAATAGAGTGTCTTGTCCTTGACTACCTTGTGTCCCAGTGCATGCATCCAACGCCAGTTAGGATCACGCTGCTTGGCTTTCTTCTTCATCGCACTTACTCCTCTTGGTTGTTTAGTAACTCATCGACAAACGCCATGTCACCTGCCATAATCTCCTCTGTTTCAATGGAAGCTAACTTCTTTGCTTCCTTTCTGTTATAACCTTCTTCCATATAAGTAGACAGCAACTCACGGAAGATTGTCTTACGATCTTTTTCCCACAGGTTTTTCATTTACCCTGTCCTCTGTACCTTTTCCAGTTCTTACGCTTATGTTTATTTTTTGGATTAGTATTGTTTGAATGACCAATGCTTGTCTGTTGGTGTTTCTTCAGTTCAATCTTTGTATTAGTTCCTATGTCTTTTTTACTTGCCATTAGTTAATGCTTCCCATGATACAGGATATAAATCCTTAATGATTGCGTTCCAATTTTCTGCTAGTTCTTGTATCTCTTTTTGTGCGTGCTTGTCAATACGTAACTTGTAAGCACGTGCAAATGCAGCAAGAGAACCAGTAACATAATAACTCGTATACATAGACTGAGGCAAGACCATACGTGCCTGTTCAGGACACACACCCTTTCTTAGTAACTCTTGATACGTCCAACTGCATGTATCTATAGCTTGTTTGTAGTAGTCTACCATAAGATTATAAGGATTAATATCTATCTCTTTCTCACTACTACCTTGCTTGGCATTGTCTGCTTTACCTCTCCACGTATCTGGAGTGTAAAACTCTGGAGTATCGTCAACATACCGTCTACTAACTTCATTATAACTAAATCCTATTGTATGTTTGAACCTTTGTCTTGCAACAAAGATAGGGATAGTTTCACGTAGTGTTATCATACAATGTGTGAATGGTGTGAAGTGATTGTGCTTGGCAAGGTAACGTATCAACGCAGCATCCTTCGATGACAGTTCCTTACGTACACTATGGTTTACTTCCCAATCACTTTCTTTATCAAAGGATACCCGCGCTGCATTAACAACAGTTAAGTCTGTACCTAGACAAGATATAAGTTCAGCTTGCATTTAGTTTTCTTTCTGATAGTTTTTCTAATTCAACTTCTGTTATAGATAGTTTTTCTTTTAGATAGTCTACTTGCTCTTTGAGAACTTTAACTTTTTTGTATTCAGTATACAGTTGTTTGTTCAGTTCCTTTATTTCATTCCTTGCTAGGTCAAGTTCTGTTGTCATGTTAGAAACTCCTTAACAATTCTGTCTCGTATATTCGATATACCTTTTGCAATATCAAACAGATCGTCACGCTGTAGTTTACCCGTCGAGTCATTATACTTTACCTTCCATTCGTCTCGATCAGCTTCAATATCATTTACTAAATCTAGTAAATCATTTAATTCTTTAACTAAACTAGGCATAACTCCTGTCTTGTAGTCTGTCATTCTTCTTTCCTCGCTGTCAATCAAACCCTGAATATAGATACGTACTCTTACTGGATCAAGATGTTTTATTTCTGTTATTGATATTTCTTTGAGAAAGTTTTTCAGATCATGTAGTAGTACCATCATGTTAGAAGCTGTCCGTAAATCCAAAGTCAGGATACTCTTTCAATACCTTTTTAAGTTTTGGTTTGAATGACTTACTCTTTGTTTCTAACATATGGATTGTACATCCAAGTTCAAAGCACAGATAGTCAATGTCTTCTTCTCTGAACATCTGCTTTGTGTTATCTACATAGTCGAGAGCAAGATCATCAATAGAAATTTTCTTGATTGGTTTTACACCATAGTCTGCATCAAGATAGAAGGCAACATACAGACCATCGTTATGCATCTCTAGTTGCACACCAATGTCTTCAATCTTAAAGCTACCTTTGATCATAACTGTTCTAGTCCTTTCTCTGTTGTGTAATAAACTTTACGTAGACCAAACTCTACGATGCACCTATAACATCCCTTACATGGTTTTGCAAGAGTTGTTTTGAATTTGTTTGTACGTTCATGTTCTCTCTTCACACGTACAACAACCATCGTACACCTAGACAGGTCATCACCTACTGTACGTACTGCGTTCTTGATTGCAGCTACCTCTGCGTGCAGGTGTATGGCATGTTCATGCTTGCCATACTTGGCTTGAAACGGATCAGTCTTGTACGAATTAACACCAAGACCTACAAGATTATTCTTATACCATACACCTGCCGCAAGACGATAGCAACGAACTGGATCAGTGATATCTTCTGCCACTCTGGCAAGTAGATCAATCGCCTTTTCCATTCGGATACTCAATGTTCTCTCCATGTTGTTTGAGTGTAGCGATAAAGTTAGCATGATCCATTAACACATTTAGAATAGATTGTCTAGGTACTTTTACTTCCCTTGCATTCTTTCTTGCTTTGTCTACTGCCTGATGCAATAGGTCAAAGTCTTTGTCACTTGTGTACAGTTTCATCCTCTCCTCATTTATGTTACCTGTTATTGCCACTACCCTTTAGAGTATTTCTTTTCTGTCTGTCCTGTAATTTCTTGACGTTTAGTTCTGCTACCTCTGAAAGATTTGTACCAACCATGTATGCCATCTCTGATACAAACCACAGTACATCACCCAGTTCTTTCTTCATGTCAGTTATTGGTAATGCTTTACCATCACCTCTGATCCACTTAGATACAAGTGATGCAACCTCTCCTGCTTCAGATGCAAGGCCAGTAGCTAGATACTCAAAGGCTTTCTCCTTTGGATAGACAGCAGTTGAGTGTGCTTTATTTTGGTATTCATTCAAGTTCATATACAAAATCCTATGGTAAGTAATGTAGGGACAAGCCTACTACACTGGTGTAGCAGACCTGTCCCATTACAACAATCTAGTGGATGTGGTTTAAGTAGGAAGGAACTTCAACGTCGTAGTCATCTTCCCATTCTTCAAGACCGTTTAGAAAGTCATTGATATCCTCAATGTCTACCTCTTCCAGATAGTCTGCGTCCACAACATCCATGAGGTATGCACGCATATAATTTGGAATGTCTCTGTGGTCTTTGTAATTGTAAACCATAACAGTATCCTTTCTATTTGTTGTTATGCTACTTCAAGATAGTCAGCAAACACCTTGCTGCCAAGCCACTTGCTTACCTGCTCTTGACGCTTGAACAGTGTACCATTATCACCTGCCTTAGTCAAGTCGAAGCGACCATCATCACCGTGGCTGGCGTAGTGTGTCATAGCTGACACAACGGAGAAGACATTCTTGCCACGTGTCTGTACCTCATCCATGTACTGTGCGAACAGACGATCAGACAATCCATTACGCTTTTTAGGATCGTCCACCGTACCAGTGGTGAGTGAACGGAACAGGTTCATAACCTTACGACTGTCATAGATGCGAGTGTCTGCCCACTCTTGATACTGATTGACGATGTGTTTGTGACGCTCGATGCTGTCATCGAATGCCTGAATAAACCCATCGACTTGGAAGTTCTTGGTGTGTCGCTTACGTGCTACATCAAACTGTCCACCAATCTGTCCATTGGTGCAGAAGAAATCAATCACTCCACCATAGAAGACAACAGAAGAAGAACCATCAAAGGTATTCTTCATAATGTACCGCAACCCAATGTCAGTACTGTGTCCTGTTTTAGTTTCAACAGTACGTTTCATCTTAGGTAGAATGTACTCTGCATAGCAGACTGCACCGCCTTTGGTGACATGATCTTTGATCTGTACATCCTCCAACACTGATGGGTCGAAGTGGTTTACCATCTGTTCTTGCAAAGGTATGAGAACTTCCTCGTTCTCAACGACACGGTAGTTAGACTTGACGATGGACAGACACGTGTCTTGATCGGTCCAGCCATCACCCTTGGTCAGCATCTTGTAGTTGTCAGGGACAAGACCGCTGATGATACCAACAACATCCTGTTCAAAAACAGGAAAGAAAATTTCACGGTCGTTCTTTGTCGTAAGATGTTCCAACATCATATAACTCCTTGTACTTGGTTACTTTAATATAAGAATAACAACTGTCTTATATTGTTATTCTTTCTTTTCTATGTTGTCAAGTCTTTTCTTTACATCTTCTAGTTGTGTGTAATTCAACACACTATGTACACTAGAAGTAAGTAACATAGCAGGTGTTAGACAACCTGACAAGACTGTTGTTGCCACCATGATGGCGATCCATTTTTCCATGTAGCAAACCTTCCTTTGTCTCCAATGTAATAGTCACGGTACGCCTTGATAACATTGATACTTTTATATTCGTCAGGCATACACTGCGGCGGGTCAATCCAACCCTCTTCTCGTAACTCGTATGGTAGTTGCATTAGATTACAAACAATTCCTTTTCTTTCTGTTGCATGTATTTTTCTGTATCTTTTTGTGTACTCACGACAAGTGTTAGATAACAGTCTATACAACCAACGGTAGTGATGTACACTTTGTCTTGCCCACACTGCTGACGGGTGATTCTTGTGCGTGGACTTGTAACATTCGATGCTTGGCACACCGTCAAGTTCATGGTGTGCAGTTGATAGTAGTTGTGCATACTCAAGAATCATCTTGACAACGTGCTTGTCGCAATGATATGCTGCACAAATTTCTGGGTTGTTGTGTAAGTAAAAGATATTCATCAGTCATTCTCCTCTAACGATTCAATAATGTCTTTCATCTGAAAGCCAAGACGAACAAGTCCTTCGACATATTCATCCTTGCTTATTACTTTATAGTCATAGAGTGTACGCATTCTATCCACCTTACGCTGCCAAAATTCTTCGACAGGTACTACATTATTATCGTTCCGCTTCTTCATACGACATACCATGCTTCTCTCTCCATGTGTCACAGTACTCCTCGTACCGTGACTTGCATACCATAGGATCGTAGTACCATCTTGGCATACGATTATACCTACGTTCCAATTCGTCACACCATTCATAGAACGTCATCATCTTTTAAGTTTCCTCATATAATAACTGCATAGCATAAGTATCATACCATACAATAGAACACAAACTGAAAGCCAATGCTCTTGCACTGACTCGTTGTGGTATGTGCCGCCAATACCTGCGACAGCACACACCACACCAACGAATAACATAAAGTTAGCCATCTGTTACACCAGTGTAATCTGTGGATAACTGGATACGACTATCCTCTCCGTAGCCATCTTTGTAGAGGGTAGCAATCTCTCGTTCGTTACCATCCTCATCGATGGCAACGACAGAAACGGTGTGAAAATAACCCGCCTCTGATGCAGAAGGTACAGTATTCTGCATCAGTTTTAGTTCTGACACACCAAATACATTTGTTGGTCCAACTCTCATCAGTCTTACTCCTCTTCCAGTAGTTTCTTCACTTGTGTTTCATCGTATTCAATTTGGATATCAAGAGTATCCCAATCGAAATCGTTTGTGTCTGCTGCTTGGTCTTCTGCTTTCATACGAATAAAGCCTCGCTCCGTATCTGTCAAGGGACGATCACTCTCAACTGTAATGACAGTTGATTGCTGCACGGTACGGTATACCGTTACTTCGTATTCACTCATCACACTTTCCTCTCCTTTACGTAAGATAGTATCCATTACCATCATAGATTGTTACATCTACTTTGTCATCTACTTCTTCATTTTTCCAATCGTAATCAGACAGTTCACCTGCCTCATCCTCTGCCTTTCGGCGAATGTATTCTATTTCAGAATCGTTTAGTTCTCTATCACTTTCAATCGTGACAGTAGCACTCTGTTGAACAGTACGATACACTGTCACTTGATACTCCTTCATCACAAATTCTCCCGTATCTGAATCGTTATCATCACTGCCAGTGACTCTATCTTGTCTTGAATATCAGTGTCAAGTTCAAATCCATAGGCTTGTCCTATGTCTTCGTACACCTTGTCAAATGCTTCCACCACATCTAGATACAGCATGTGGTGATGCGCTTCGTTACCTTCATGTGACATGATCTTAGTCCTTAGATAAAAGCCTTATTTATACCAGTTAGTTTGTACGTCCAAAATAATTCGGCACGGTACATCTTTTCATCTTCGTATAGGTGTTCCCATTGTGTTGTAAACCCTCTATCGTTTACAGAATCCTCCTCAATCTTATAGTGAAATTCTTGAATCTCTTCGTCTATAATCTTTTCCCATTCGTTCATTTTTCTTTCGCTCATGTAACATCTCTTCTCGTTTGAGATAACATTTAGGACAATACAGCTTGCCCTGCTCAATGATGATTGCCACATCTTTGCAGACATGGCAATCATCTTCGATGTAGTTCCTATCTTTTGTGGACATTCTACTACACTAGTGTAGTGTATCAATTACAAAACCAGTCGTATCTTTCTTGGCCTTGCCTTTGGCATATAGTGCTACGACTACGTTATCAGGATCAAGAAATCGTAGGTCATCTGCGTCACCGTCTATGACCTTTCGTCCCAAAAACTCTTTGGGAATATTGTTCTTGTCCCTAAATACTACCGCCATGTTAGCACCATAGTCATTAGCGTATCGCACTACATTGTCTCGATATGCATCGTTCGCTTCCGAGTAAGACAAGGTCAAGTGATAGTTACTAGGCCAGTTCTTAGCTACCCTGTTGTATACTTTGGTGTAGTCATAGAACTGAATAGCAGGATAGTCTAGTATAATATCTTTCCAATTATAGTCAGACGTTCCATTCAGTCGCACTACTGGCTGTATACCTTTACGCTCACAATATTTCTGGAACTTGTCCAAGTCTTTGCGTAGTAGCGTGTCAAATTCTTCTGGCACTTGTAACAGTAGTTTAGACTTTCTATGCCTAGCAGCTTGCACATTATTAAATGCGCCGCGACCTGCTGTATTCAAGCATCCCGCTTTGCACCCAGCTTGCCTCGCCATAGGACATAGGAAATCATCCGGCAGGAGGTACAGAATAGCAGTCAAATATTCTGACCCATCGCCCTTGATAGTTTTTGCATTGTTTCCTACGCCAATCAATTTGTAGTTACTCATTGCCTTGTTTCCTGTTCTGTTACACTAGTGTAGTCTACCATTCTCTCGGCTGTCTGAATCTGCGCAACTTATACTCTTTTCCATTCATCCGGCAAGTCCCGCCATTTTCAAACAGTCTAGCAGGTAAACTTATACTGCCGACTCTACAGTAACGTCCCTTTACATCGTGTCCCATGATAAAGACACGTTCAAATCCGTTGGCATGATCATTCCTCGCCGCTGGTATACTACCTGCCGCGCCATACTCGAACGGTGTTTCCTTACCGTCTATGTAAAGTGTTTGGTTATATTTCATTGCATCAATCCTCTAACCATTGTTTGAACGTCTTGGGAAACTCGTCACGTGCCACGCACCATATGTAGCATTCGTAACGCTCCACCAACTTAGGCGGCGCGTCCCGTTGCATAAGTTTTTGGTGGTGCAAAAACCTACGGATACTCGCATTCGTCTTGAACATTTCTCTTTTTCCCTTCTGTTACACTAGTGTAGCGTGTCGATGTATTTCTTTGCAGCTTGAATGCCTACAATGTAATCGTCCGCATCGTTTGGCGCAGGGTAATATACAATCTCCCACCCGTCGTTAGTTTTCACGGCTATTTCTTCGACGTGCATATCATCATCAAGGCTATGCCTATGCTGTGCTATAGATATTTCATAGCCTCTATATTGAAGACGAATATTGTTCATGTCGTATTTAAATTCAGCCATTTCTCTTTTCCCTTTCATACGCTACACTAGTGTAGCAGATTGTGAGCGGCTTAGGATAAACCGCCCGCGTACTTGCTA